CGCGGCATGATGCCTTTGCATCGAGGCCTTGAGCGACTGAGTCAACGTAAGCCTTGGTCGCGCCATCTTGGTCTGCGGTAGGAGTCGCTAGGCCTGTGATCTTTGAGTTCGACATGGCGATCGCGCCCGTCATGGTTCCACCAGTAAGCGACAGTTTGCCGCCAAGCACTGAGTCAACATAGCCCTTGTTAGCCGCGTCGCTCGCGTTGACTGGAGTGCTCAAGCCCGTGATCGTGGCAGCCGAGCCTGCAGTCATGTCTAAGCTGCCATTGATGACCACCTCGGCAAACGTAGACGTTCCAGCTGAAGTCACGTTGCCTGTGACGTTGCCAACAACGCCACCCGTTGCTGTAATCGCACCAGTCACGGCCAAAGTAGAGGCCATGGTGGTTGCACCAGTCACCGCTAAAGTGCTTATCAAATACGTCGCGCCCTGAGAAGTCAAAGACTTGCCTGAAGCAATGTTCAATCCCACAGTTGAGAACTGAGCGACGTTAACGCCAAGCACGGCCATCCAAGCCGAGCCTGCGCCTGACCTATAAAGGCCAGTGTTGGTTTCATTTAAGAACGACAAGCCAGGGCCAGTGACAAGGCCGTCAGCAATGCGGAATGGGACCAGCATGCCACCGGCGCCTGTGCGTGACAAAGAGTTGGTGATCTCTGTGCCCAAGTCCTCCATGGTCGTGTTTGCCCAGGCCGAGTCAATCGTCGTGCCTGGCACAACTGGGTTGCCGGCGGGTAGGGTGTAGACACCTGATGCGGAACGTGGCATTTTTGTACTCCTTATTGCGTATCAGCTTGAATTGCCATTTGCGCCGCATAGGGTCGCAACATCTCAGCAATTGTTTTGGGGTCTGTTACAGACATGATTTTTGATGCGAATTTAGGATCGGTCAGAGCACGGGCAAGCATTTGCTCTGTCTGACTCTTAGTCATGGCAAATGGCAAACTCATCAAGCCAGTGCTAATTCGGCCAACCATCGAGTCAGCTGCCGATTGAGGGATTCCAAGAGGTCCCAAGAACTGTCTCACTACATTTTGAGCACTGAGATATTGAGCCGTTGGTGAGCCTGGAACCTTTGCCAGCTCTTGTGCGCTTGCATAGCGCCCCATGTCCAAGCCAATGCCATTGATCTTTGCCATCTGAGCTGGGTCCATGACACTCTCCATGGTCGCACCCTTCAGGCCTGTGGCTGTGGCTGCGGTCTTGTCCGCGTTACGCAATGCGGTTGCGTAGCTGTTAGCGTTAACCCTTGAAAGGCTTTCACTAAAGTCAGTCAGCGGTGGCAACGCAGTTTGACGCAGTTGCTGCGCAACATTCATCTGATTGATTGGGCGAGACATCTGTTTGAAGGTGTCACGCGCTTCCAAAAACTTAGGTGAGGCCTTTTCAAGATAACCCAAGATTTCATCTTTGACGTTCATTAAAACGCGCTTGTCATCAATACCAGCCAAACCGATCTTGTCATCCAATGCGCGAACCATGTACTCCATGCCGCGCACGCTACCAGCGGGGTCAACAATATCAATGCCTTCATTCAAGGCTTTTTTGCGTGCCTCGACAAGTGCCTCTTGAATCACTGGCTTTTTCATTAACTCAGCAGCTTGCGCGTCCAACTGCTTGGAGCCCTTCAAAGCGCTTGCCCGAGCTTGTGTGTAGAGATCGTCAGCAGCCGCTTTGCGGTTAGCAGTAAAGAATCCCATGCGGCCATCATTGCCGGCCAAGTCATCAAGCACACCCTTATAACCAGCAAACTGCTGGCCACGAGACTGTGCCAATGCGCTGGCCACATCAGGAGATGCCGACGCGGCCCCGCGTTGCAGTTGTGCAATGCCAGTGTCCATGGTTGCTTCAGCAAGTGTCGGAGTCACTCCAGGCACATACTCGACTGCGTTAGCAGCTGCAGCACGAACCTGTGCAGGGTTAGTGGCAAAACGATCAATTGTGCGTTTAAGGATTCGCTCGCGGCCAGACTGCCACAAGGGCTCAACCGCAGCCTTTGCGCCACTGTAAGCAGCTGACAGAATCCTGCCCCCTGCCTCGCCAGCAGCGCCTGCTATAGCGCCTGTCTTAGCCCCGCCAGACATGTCCTCTGGGCTTGTGGCTGCACCAATGATCGCACCCGATCCAGCCGCGCCCGCATAAGGTGCAACCCCACGCAAGAACATGGCAGCAGCTTTAGGTAATATCGCCGCAGATGCTTGCACGCCTTGCTTGATCTTATTGGCAGCGCCTAGGCCTGGCAGCACAGTCAGGCCGACATCAGTTAAACCTTTGCCCCAAGCGCCCGCGCTGGAGTTCATCAAGGGCTTGTCTAGGGCTTCGTCGGCTGCGGCTGCGGCTTGGTCGTAATTGCCAATACCAGCCATGTTGGCCAAGCGCATTGCAGAGCGGCCCATGTCAGAAAATGATTTCCCAGCGCCTGCCAACATTTTCTCGCCGGTGGACATTGAGTCCATGCGCTCTTTGTTTAGGCGATCGCGCTCGGTGTCGTAGTCGATCATCCCGTAGAATTTATTTGCAGGAATGTCACTGTAGAATTTTTTACGCAAAGAGATCAACAATTGATCGTCGGTCATGTCCCCATACATGGGGTACTTTTCACGAATTTCAGAGACTTTAACTTTTTCCATGAGTCTTACCTCCGCATGCCCAATGGGTCATTGTTAGCAGCAGGCGAGGCCCCTGAAGAGTTCTGAGGCAAAGCACGTCCAGCTCTGGTCTGCAAAGAGCTCATATAGACGGCGTATGCATCGGTCTTTTGCTTGACATTGCCAGGCTTGTCACTCAATTGGGGAATAAGTTCGGCAACCTTCTGACGGGCCTCACTCTCGTTGACACCAGCACCGGTGGCTGCACGCAGCAGAGCCTCTGCCATTGAGCTGCCAGCTTGAACAAACATCTGCCGGTCTTCTGGGCGCAAACTGTTGGCAATGTCTTCTCCAAATACTGGGATTGCACCCGTAAGGCGCTCGGCCACAGTTGGATATGCCGCGCCAGGGTTGCGCTTAACCACGTTTTCCATGTTGCGACGTGCGTTGTCAGCTTGGAAGAACCATCCAGCGGCCTTGCGCTCATCCTCAGTTGGCTGCGCACTGGTTGCACGCGGCAGAAGTTCGCCTTGATACGCCACAGCTTCGCCATTTAAATCGTATGTGAAAAGCTGGCCATTCTTTTGTCTAAAAATTGCTTCATTTTTAGGACCTGAACCAACTTGCTGGGCAGCCCCAGTGCCAAGCCCATTACCACCACCACCACCAACATTCATGCGTGCGCTTTGCGCATTCATGCGGCCAGTCTGTGCCATGTACTCACGCACTTCATTCATGATGCCGTCTTGTTTAGCGCGGTAGGCTTGCTCTGCTTGTTTGCTTTCAGCAGTTGATGCAAGCTGCTCATACATTTTTGCTTGAGACAATAAGAACTCAGCCTTCTTGTCTTGTGCTGCAAATGGGTCTTTGATGTAACTACCATCGGGCGACAACATACCAGCACCAAACTTCATTGGTTCACTAGATGCACTAGACTTCTTCAACATTTGTTCTTGCAACGGCGCAAAGCCTTCACCGGCAAACTGTGCTGCCATTGCGGTGAGCATTGAGCGATCCCCTTGCTGGCCACGTTGCTTGGCAAACTCTTGCAATTGCTTCATGTCAGGATCAGAGTTGTAGAGTTCTGATCCTTGTTTGTAAAGATCGCCTGCGCGGCTGCGCATCGATTCAATCGCGTTTGGCAAAACGCTGGCTGGTGTAGCCACCACATTGCTAGTCAATGTGTCACCGGCTGATTTGCGTCTACTTAAAGCGCGCTTGAGGACAATCCCCTCTTGTGGGATTTCCTCTTCTGCTGGGAACAAATTAAAGTCAGCCATGATTAAACTCCACCACCATAGGCCGCGTCATCCATCGAGCCGTCGCCAGTCATGCCGTTTTGTTTACGGCGCAGGCGATCCCGCATCAGCTGCAAGGCTGCCGCTTGATTCGAATTCATACCGCGACTTTGTTGGTCAACACCCTTCTGTCCTTGGCCGGCCATGTAGCCTTGCCCAAGTTGCGACATGTATTGCGTGATACTGGGTGCAACGTAATGCTTACCAACCATCTGGCCTTCGGGCGCATTCGCGCCGCCCTTTCGCAACGCGTCAACCATGGCTTGCTTCTTTTTAAGCTCAGCCTCTTCAGGTTTCATCTGGCCCATTTGGACAAGGTATTCAAACATCAGATCGTCATTCATCACAGGCCTCCGTAATCAACCATCAAGTAACCATTGGCGTGTCGTTTGACTAGGTCAGGACGCACAACTGCAACCTCTTGCGCAATCACACCATGTTGAGCAAATCCCATCATCGTGTACGAATAAATACCTACCCCAATTTTATGCTCACCCACTCGTTTGATATTAGATTTCAAGCGACGATCGGAGAACATCATTGCAGCTGTTGCAGGGTTTGACATGGCTGCGCTGCCTAGACTAAACAAACCACCCATGGTGTTTGCACCTGACGCTTGGCTGGCGTTGTACGCGCCCAGCTGCGCGTCGTAAGTGTTCTGCATAGCGCCCATGATGTTGGGAGTTTGTGCCATGCCAGATGTATTGAAAGTAGGCATTTGAGGCATGCTGACTTGCTGACCAGACAACAAAGCATTCATCTCATTCAGAGACATACCACGGCGTTGTGCTTCCTCTGCAATGGCTTGCTGGCGCACTTGGTTTTGCTGATTGGCGTATTGCTGATTCAAACCAAATTGCTGGATCATGGCCTGATTGCCAGCTTGCATGCGCGACTGATCAAGCGCGGAGGCTTGACCAACTGCTTGATTGGCAAACTGTTGCGAACCAAGATTCTGGTTGTAGCCTTGCTGTGCCGCTGCGTTGGCAAACTGGCCGCCTTGCAAGTCTTGATTGAAGTCCTGCTGAGCCGTGCCCATCTGCATGTTGTAAAGCCGCTGAGCTTCTGCGCCGCTTGCATCAAGGGCGTTGTAACGCTCGCCTGCTTGGCGCTGGTTGAGGTTAGTTAGCTCTCGGTCATAGCCCTCAGAGCCAGGGCGAAAACCCATGTTAGAGAGCTTTGTCTCTGTCTGGCGTTGCTGATAGTCATGCACTGGCTGCATCTTTTCCATCAACTGCTTGGAGACAGTGTCGCGGTAGGTCGAGTCGTACTGAGGCAGTGCTAGGTTTCCCTTAGTATCTATCGTCTCTTGTGGCTTTGTAAAGTCAAACGATGTACCCAATCCAGGCGCGTAATCAGTGGTTGCAGTTTGTAGGCTGCCAGCTTGATTGGCAGACGTCAATGCAGGCATCGATGAGAAGTCAGTCGGCTTGGCGTAGTCGTTTTGAACGCGCCCCATGAAGCTGCCAGCAAGATCGCTTCGGCCAGCTTGAATTTCCATCTGGTCGTTTACCGCCTGCTGCAGTCCTGGAGCCAAAGAGTTGTTCTGCGTCCAATTAGTGACAACTTGCCCCGACGCCGGGTCTTTGACCGCCTGAGTGCCCCATGACTGACTCCCAAAGGGTGTATTGATCGTGGGCCTGTTGGCGTAGTTCTGCGAATTCAGGTTCTCTTTGTTGAGCTCGCCCTGAAGTTGTGTTGCGCCCATGTAGTCGGGCGCTGCTGGTGCGCTTCCTTTTCCACCCATATCAATGCTCCTTTATCCAACGGCAGTCTTCTGCCTTCATTTCAAACATTACGCAATCAACTGTTTTCGCAAGCTCCTTGAATCCCATCTTTGGGATAAACCGGAGCGCGTCCTCGTTGTCCTTATATGGCAGCGCATAAACAGCGTCCTTGCCGCATTCAATAAATGGGTACTTAAACGCGGCCCGCATCAAGTCCCTGGTCATGCTGTGAGGGTTATCGAATGCAACATGCATCCAGCAGCCCTCATGCGTCCAAGAGTTAAAACCAACCGCGGCCGCTATCGTTCCATCGTCCCGCATCACACCGATTGAGCGGAGGTCTGAGGACCATGGAAGCCCAACATGCCGTTGCATCCAATCCCATATCACTGGCGACTCCCCAGGCTTATCTGTCACAAGCTTCATGGAGTGCCTCCATAAACTGAGTCGTTGGTGCTGGTTGTTGAGCCGGTCGTATTCACAGCTGCTTTACCGCTCGACTTACCACCAGCAAGCCATTCATCAAAGCTCACAATTGGCGTCTTATCGGTGAGTGCATTTGTCCGATAGCTGCTGTACGAATTCCAGTTTGAAACGTCTGTGGGCGACGCGGTCGTTGGATTAAAAATGCTCGGATTAAATGCGGCATTAGGGGTTGCAGTGCCAAACGGCTGCGTGTTGGCGCTGTTAGTGCCAAGATAGCCGTATTTGTTGACGCCAGAGTTATTGCTTTTGAGGCTGTCATCCTCGGTGCGCAAAGATTTAATCAAATCGCTCTGATACTCTGCTGAGCCAGCACCCAAACGATCAGCATTAGAAACGCCGAAAGTGCCAAAGTTTGTGAACTTCTGTGCAGGCATCAATGACGATGCGACATCTAAGCCCTTTTGAGTTCCCACCTGAGTTGAGGTGATTGCGTTGTTAATCGTTGTTCTTATATTGTCAGTGGTGGGGGTTAGACCCTTGCCGACAGTGTCCTTTATTGTGTAGGGGCCTATGACTGTTTTGTCGTTACCCGTAGCACCTACAAGTGTGTCGTTACCCGTACCACCTATGAGTGAGAAGTTACCCGTATCTGCGAATGTGTCGTTACCTGTTCCACCTATCAGTGTGGAGTTACCCGTGCCACCTACCAGTGTGTCGTTGCCTAAGCCGCCTGTAATTGAGAGTATGTCGTTACCTGTGCCACCTTTGATTGTGCTTGCGCCAAATATTGAGTCATACAAGGCGGGCAAGTTAGTTATGCCATTAAACCCATTAGCCCGAGCCAGAGCTTCTGTTTGACCTACCCCAACTTGAGTTCCATTTGCGCCCAATGCAGCCACTGCTTTTGGATTAGCGAATGCCGCATATACGGCATCCATTGTTGTTGCACTTTTTAGATCATTTAAAATTTTTGTTTGAGCACCAGCAGTTAGGCCGCCAGTGGCAGTGGCCAGCGCGATCGCAGTCTGAACTTGCGCTGGCGTCATAACATCCAGCCCAGTAGTCAACTTTAAATTGCCATCTGTAACATTGGCAACAACTGGCCGCTGAGTGATTGGGCTGGTGTATTGAACTTTATCGCCCAAGATATTTGTGCTGACGTTGGCAGCATCTTTTGGCAAGTCATACGGGTTATATCCTGCATATCTGCCAGCGTATGGGTCAGACTCCAACGCGGCCACAGTTGCGGCGGTATATTGCCCGCTCTTGCCCAAAGTAGCCTGGTCAAAATTATCAACACCAAGAGTGGCCATTGCTCCAACATACTCGGCTTGCGTAGGGTTGCGGCCAAAAGTCTCGCGGTAGGCAGCAACAAGATCGTTGGTGTCGTAGTTGTACCCTCTTTGGGTGTTATTCAGTATTGTTTGGCCTTCATCAAGGCCTCCCGTGTGCGTTAAATAGTAAAGCGCGTCTGCTGCTTCATTACCAACTGGGTCTTTGCCATATTGATTTTGATATGCCAAAGTGCCGACATCTTTGTAAGCCCGTTCAACATCTGCAAGACTGGCCCCGAGTGTTGTCGCGTCGGCAACCACACTGTCATAAGACTTTGAGGGGTCTGCTTTGAGCGCGTCGTACAACATCCCGCTCAGTTGTGCTGCTGTGTATGCCATTACATTACCCCGCCCAATTCAGTCATTACGTTACAAGCTGTGAAAACTGTGGCAGGCAGGCCGCGCACCTTCATGCGCAGTGAGCCGTAGTAGCCCAAGCCCGTCGTTCCTGCCCAGTTTTGATATGTGTTATTGCCAACCCAACTGGAAGAATTCCAGATGCCAGCGTCCCAGTCACCGCCACTGTCTGAGTTAAAAAATGGTGAGCCGCCGACTGAGTTCAATTGAAACTGTGTATTGATCTGCAGCTTAATTGCAGGCGCGGCCAAAGCAATAAATGAAGGCCTGACCATTCCAAACTTTTTGAGCTGGGCGGGCGTGTTGAATGATTGAAAGGATGTCTGCACATCACCCTCAATGTTGTTGCCACCCGCCCCGCCAATGTCTGCGCCGTCCTTGTCGCCATAAAGGCCAAGGCACACAAAGCCGTCAGCTGTGCCAAAGTAGAGCTGGCCACCAATCACGCCGGCGCAGCGCATTGGCAAGCCAACAAACTCGCACCAGGCGCCAGTCACAACATTCATTGCAAATTGTCTGTAAGTGCCGCCGTCCGCTGGCAGCTTAATCACCAGCACGTTGCTTGATGGCACAACAAAGACGTTAAAGAACTTTTCGTTTCTCAGCCTTCGCACCAGTGGCGCAAAGACAGATTGAATTTTGGACGCGGGGCCGATCTGCTGATCTTCGGTATATTGGCCACTGATGAGTTTGGACATTGGCACTAGGCCAAGCTCAGACACAATCATCACATCACCACCAAACGGCGTAAAGTAGGAGCCCCACTTTGGCACTGGGCCGACGTACCAGACACCCTTGAGGCTGAACGTGTCAGCACTTGTGGGGTCAGTGCCTTGCCAAACAGCGACGTCACCCTCAGTGCCAACAAGAACTAAAAAGTCATCAATTGAGAATCCTGCATCCATCGTCCAGTTGATCAAGGCCGAGACGCTGCCGCCGTTGCGCAAGGTCGAACCCATTGCAAAGGATGTCGCAGCGCCTGTGATCGTGTCCACAGTGGCCATGTAGTAGACGTTTTGATCACCTTCGCAAGTAAACCAAACACGCTGCTTCCACACAGCGACTGTGCGCACATCAATGGGTAATCCCACAGTTGACGCTGTGCGGTCAACCCAGCCAGAGCTTGTGCTGTAGGTCCAATAGCCGGCGCCAGGCGAGACGGCCAAAAGAAAATTGTCAGCTGGCGTTGAGAACTGAGTCACCCACCAGTCATTGTTTGTGCTGCCAGTGGTACTTTGTGAGAGCACCATAGTGCCACTGGTCACATCGTAGATGTTGCCATTGGCGGCCATGAACACTTTGTCGTTTGCCGTTGCTGGCGCTTTGTAGCCAAACACAGACTCAGCAGTTGTGACGCCGCCAAGTGGATTAGCCTTGACTTTCCAGCCCCTGCGCAATTCAACGCCCTGCTGCCCAGGGATAAAGTTGGTCAACGCGAGCGCGTCCACTGGTGACATCGCAACAATTGAGTCGCGGTAGTTCAAGCCTCCCGTTGGCGCTGGGATAACTTGCATCTGCGCAGTTTGAGCAGCGGCAGCCCTTCTTGGAGCTTTAAAAGAGGCAAGAGGGACCAATGGCATGGTCAACCTCCATAACCAGTGTCTGGCGTGTTAACCAGGGGTGAGATGTAAGGGAAGCGGAAGTCTTTGGCCATGCTCAGCACTGGCGCGCCTTTGAATGCACCCTTGCGGTTTTCATAGGAAATCTGGAAATCACGCATGGCCGCGGCTGAATCTAGGCCCTTCATCTCAAGCCACTTGACGCGTGTGTACAGCGTGATCAATGTGGCATCGAGCAAGGCCTTGTCGCCATTCTTTGTAATGCGGTTTTTAAACAGTTCAGGATCGTCCTGGTCTTGCACCCATGCCTGCGACACATAAAAAACATTCATTGTTTGCGGCGAATTGGGCGGCGCTAAAACATAGATCATGTTGTCGCGCACTTGCCAGTAAAACGACAAGGTCGGCAGCGTTGTGCGAATCAGCAGCTGCTGCCACATCTGAGCGCTTACTGGACCAAGCGAGGGGAACTGCGTTGTCGCGTTCCAGTTGGTCTGGTCGATCCAATCAAAGAAGTCCTCGGGCAAAGGAAAGGCTTTTTCCTTCTGGCCGTTGAAGGTTGCAGTGATTGGGATTTGGTAATTCTTGATGAGCTCCTGCCAGTCGTACATGGTCAAGAGCTCGATGCCAGCCATGTTGGCGGCCTGAACAAACTGCTGCACAGTGGGATCAGGATCGCCAGCAGGGTCGGAAGGAACGGGAAAGGCCACCATCGAGGCCACGTTTTGAACTATGGCCGAGAGGGTCGATTCGTTGACGATTTGAAAGGCCATTCCCAGACTTCCTTACTCTGTCGTTTCTGCTACGGGAGCAGCGACGTTGCGCTTGCCGGCCTTGGTGTTTGCCTGTAAGGCCTCGACCATGGTCTTCAAGCTTTCGATCTGCTCATCGCGCTTGGCCAGCTCCACATTCA